TATCCAAACCTTTATGTACAACAAACCGTAGACGATGCGTACACCGATAAGTTAACAAGGCGTGCAGGGTTTTTAACAACAAGCAAGACAAAGCCTCTAATTATTGATAACTTAGCACACTTACTGCGACAAGGAGAAAGTGGTATAGTTGACAAAGAGCTTATAGATGAGCTCAGAACTTATGTTGTGGATGCAAGAGGAATATCAAATGCCCAACATGGGTGTTTTGATGATAGAATAATGGCATATGCGATTGCTTTGTTCGGATTGAATAGTATGCCGAGAAAGCATAGACAAAACTTTAAACGGGTGAAAAAACAATTTTTTTAAATGGATATAGATAAAGAGTTAAAACCTGGGGGAATAGATGTTGCAAATGACACTGATGGTCAAGAGCAAGAAGAACTAAATTCCCTTGGACAAATTTTAGAATCAAAATACACAGAGTATAAAGATGCTCGTGATGATATAGAGGATGACTGGATAGAAGATCTCAGAGCATTCATGGGTCAATACGATCCCGATGTTCTCGCGAAGATTCAATCTAAGGGAGATAGATCCCAGGTCTATGTTGGTCTTACTAGAACAAAGGTACTTGCTGCCTTCTCACGAATGACAGACTTACTTTTCCAACCAGGACAAAAGTTCTTCTCAATTGAATCAACCCCGATTGCCAAGCAGCCATTAGTAGAAAAAGAATTAACCGAAGCCGCAGCATTAGAAATAATGCAAGCAGCACAGGTTGTTGATCCAGGTCTTGTTGATGATTTAATACAAGCCAGACTTGAAGAGCTCAAAGAGGAGCTCGCCGAGGAAACAGAAAGAAGGGTCGATAACATGGAAGAGGCTATCCTTGACCAAGCACTTGAGTCTAACCTTGAGGGCAAGATGAAAGATGCCATCATGGAACAAGTTATATTTGGTACTGGTGCTATGAAGGCTGGTACTTTAAAAGTAGAAAAAGATCATAAGTGGGTCAAAACGGAAGAAGGCTTTAATTTAATATATGAAGAAAGCCCAGCCCCAGAGATGGAGGCAGTATCTATATTTGATTTATATCCAGATCCAGTAGCAACCTCTATGGAAGATCTAAGAGATATATTTAGAAGACATATTATATCAAGACAGGAGTTTACTGACCTTAAGGACTATCCAGGATTTAATGTAGATCTAATTAATGAGTGTATAGAAATGAATCCCGATGGGAACCACGATGAAGCACAACACGAAAGATCAAGAAGAGAGATAGCCAACGTAACCGACAGAACAACACAAACAAATAAATTTGAGTTACTTGAGTTCTGGGGATCATTAAATGGATATGATTTAGAGGATGCAGGAGTTGAGTTTAATTCAGATGATGATCTTTCACAGGAGTACAGTGCTAACGTATGGATAGTTGATGGCAAGGTTGTAAAGGCACAGTTGAACCCACTACCTGGACAAGTAATGCCATACTTTATATTCCCGTATGAAAAAAATCCACACGCGTTTTGGGGAACAGGGGTTCCAAGAATGATGCGTGATTCACAGACAACAATGAATGCTGCAACCAGAATCTACTTAGATAACGTAGCATTATCGTCAGGACCAATGGTTGAAGTTAATACCGATATCATGGCTTCAGGGGAAGACCCAACAGAGCTTTACCCTTGGAGAGTATTCCTAAGAGAGGGGGGAGATGGTAATCAGCCAATGGTAAGATTCTATCAACCACAATCTAATTCACCAGCCCTTGTATCTGTTATAGAATTATTTAGAAGGTTCGCCGATGAAACCACCGCGTTGCCATCTTATACACATGGACAAACACAAAGCTCATTAAATAGAACCGCTACAGGTATATCTATTCTAATGAGTAACGCAAACATAGTTCTCAAATCAGTTATTAAAAACATTGATGACTATTTAACTAAACCAATGATACGTTCTTTGTATGATTGGAATATGACCTGGAATGAAAACGAGTTAGTTAAATCAGATATGCGTGTTGTCGCTAAAGGATCCACAGCCCTAATACAGAAAGAAGTACAATCACAAAGATTGCTACAGTTCCTTTCTTTAATAAATAACCCAATGGACGCACAGCTAGTTGATCGTGAGAAACTACTAACTGATATAGCTAAATCATTAGATATAGATCCAGAAGAAGTTATAAAATCACAAAAGGAGTTAATGGATGAGCAAGCACTACAACAAGCTATCCTTGCCAGCCAGCAAGGCGGTGAGGCTAATCAAGTCCCAAATGCCGAAGGAATGGTCGGTGCTGATGGACGAAATGGAGTCGCTCCGCCAAATGGAACGGGACCAGTTGGAAATAACGGAGGACTTCCGCTTTAGCCAAGGTCGTTGCGACATACTTAAATTTGTTGTATCTTTAGATACAATTGCCACAAAGGTAATAGAATCGTTAGGCTCCAGAAGGGACACACCTAACATTTATAAATAATTTTATCGACACCCCACATAAGGACCGAAAAAATGGAAAGAGAAAAAACTAGAGGCGAGGTAATCGCCGAAAAGCTTGAACTAGAAGCTGATGAGATGATGAAGCAAGTTGCTGAATCTAAGACGGAATCTGAAGTTGAATCTAAAGGGTTAGCTACTCAAGAAGATGAAACCACAGACACCCCCGAAGAGATTGAAGAGGAACTAGTAGAAACTTCACCCGATGAATCTCAGGAAACTGAAGAAGCATCTGATCAGGAAGAACAAGAGATTCAGGAAGAAGATGTTAAATCTGATAAGGGTTTATTATCTGCTGATCAATGGGAAGAAAGGTACAAGAATGCTCAGGCACGAATGACCAAGGCAACCCAGAGAGAGAAAGAGCTCGAAACGAAAATAGCAGAGATGGATAATAAAATCAAAGCTATGGAAGTTATGAAGTCCGATGTACGGATTGAGCAACAGAAAGAAGAGGTTAATGTTGATCTGGGTGAGATAATGAAAGATTATCCAGAGATCGTAAAGCCACTTCAAAAATACGTTGATGCTCGCATCGCGTCTGTTGACCAAAAAGTTAATCAGGCTACAGAAGAGGTCTTGAAGACTCAGAAAGAAGAAGCAGATAAGAAGCATTATGGTGCTATTGCAGATGCACATGCGGATTGGCAGTCTGTATCACAGAGTGAAGATTTCACTTTATGGTTAGGAAGGCAGTCTAATATGTGGCAGAACGCAGCTAGTGGCGGTGATGCTGAGGATGTAATATCCCTCTTAACAAAATATAAAACTGATTTAGGTCTTATTTCCAAAAAAGTTTCTAAAAAGGAATTAGTAGAAAAGGCGAAACAAAACATTGAACCTTCACTCTCTAAAGCCAGGAAACAAAACGTAGGTAGTAGCAAAAGAATTTGGACTGCAAGCGAAATTGGCAAGCTAAATGATAAACAGTTTAGTAAGCACGAGAAAGAAATTGATCAAGCTTATGCCGATGGAAGAGTGAAGCCTTAATTAATTTGTTGCTATTAAATTAAAATTTTTTTAAAAAAGAGGTAATTATAATGGCATATTCAACTTCAGGCGGAAACTTTGCTTTCGCTGCTGGTGAGAATCATTTTATACCTGAAGTCTTCTCAAAGAAGTTACAAGCTAAGTTCTATTCTCAGACCATGTTGTCTGAAGTTACAACTAACGAGTACGAAGGAGAGATCTCAGGGTTAGGTAATAAAGTAAATATCAGAACAGTTCCTGCTGTATCAGTAGCTGACTATTCTGGCTCAATCTCATATAGTGATGTAACATCATCTACTATTGAGTTAGATATCAACAAGGCTAAAAGCTATGCTTTTAAAGTTGACGATATCTTAAGAGAACAAGCAGATATCGACTTCATGAACGAAGCAGCTAATGACGCAGCTCAGAACATGAAAATCGCTATTGAGCAAGATGTGTTCGCAAACGTAGCCGCTGGTTCGTCTTTAACAGACATCAACGGAACACCTGCAAACGTAACATCTGCAAATGTTCTTGGGCATATCCTTGATGCTGGACAACAGCTTGATGAGAATAACATTCCAGAAGATGGAAGATTCATGATCATCAATCCTGCTGTTGCAACAGTATTAAAGCAATCAGAACTAAGACAAGCATACTTAACTGGTGATAATGTATCTCCATTAAGAAATGGCTTTATTGGAACGGTTGATAGATTCAACATGTATGTATCTAACAACTTAAGCACAGCAGGCGGAGTAACATCTGGTCTGTATGGGCATCCTAAAGCTGTTGCTTATGCTTCTCAAATGACTAACACTGAAACTGTAAGACTTGAGTCTTCATTCGGTGATGGCGTTAGAGGCTTGGCTGTATACGGATACAAAGTTATCCTTCCAACAGCTGTTGGTGAGTTTAAGCTGCAAACTGCTTAACATTGCTTAAGGGGAGTTTCGGCTCCCCTTTTTTTATTCAAATCCCCACTAGATAGAAACCACATATTTGTGATACCTTAAACGTAGCTTAAACATAGCGAGGTAAATATGACTAAAGATGAATTAATCAAGAAAGCTAAAGAAGAATATAATGTTTCACTAAACCCAAAAGACAAACTTGCAGACTTAGAAGTAAAGCTATCTTCATTAGAAGATAACGTGGATGTAGCAGAAAAGGTTGAGGTCGTTAAAGAGGGTTCTGATCCTATAGCTTCGAGGGGTGAACATGGAAAACTTGTACCATGGCATCCATTACACAGAGAGGAAAGTTGGACTTTCGTGTATAAAAAATCTGATTTAAAAAAAGAAGAACTTAAGAAACTAGGACTATAAATGGCAACCGTTAAAGTAATTGATTTAATAGATAGGGCTGAAGAGATTCTCCAGGATACAACCAATGTGAGATGGTCACAGCAAACACTTCTTGATTATCTTAACGATGGTCAAAGAGAGGTTGTGCTTTTTAGACCAGATGCCAATCCAGTAAATACATCTTTTACTTTGACTGCCAACAGTGCGAAACAGACACTGCCTGGTGCCGCACTTAGATTGCTATCAATCTATAAAAACGCTAGCCCAACAACCAAACCAATAACAAATATTGAAAGAAGAGTTCTGGATGATCAGATAGAAGACTGGCATGGAACCACAGATACAAACGTAGAGCACTATGTTTATGACCCTATGGATCCAAAAGTATTTTATGTTTATCCACATTCCACAGCATCGGACGCAACAATAGATTTGGTTTACAGCTCGGCACCTGTGGATGTAACCATAGCAAACTTTAATACAACGAGCACAGTAATTTCATTGGATGACATTTATGCAAACGCTATACTGGATTACATTCTCTATAGAGCCTACCAAAAAGATACGGAGTACGCTGGAGACATGAACAGATCTGGAGTTTACTTGCAGTCATTTCAAAATGCATTAGGAATAAAAAACCAAGTTGATGCAGGATCTACTCCTCAGCCTTCAACACCAGCACAATAGTGATATATGGCAGTAGCAAAAAATATAAAGTCTTTAGTTCCTAAAGTAAAACGCGAGGCACCAAGCTGTCCATCGTTTATAGCTATAGAAGAACTAAGGAACACTATTATAGATTTTTGTATAAACACAGACATATACTTATCAGATCTTACCTTATTTCAAACAGTTACAGGTATTAACGAGTACGAGGCTGCTGACCTAGATATACCAGTCGGCACAGAGCTTAATCATTTAATAGATTTCTTTTCTGAGTTTGGAGATTCGTCAGTACAGGTATCTGAGAAAAGCTTTACAAGACTTGAGCCAAAATCACTTATAGGATCTCCTTCTTTGTTTGACGCATATGGTAAAGGCAGACCTAGGTTTTATAGTCAGAAAGATCAAGAAACAATCCTTGTGGCTCCCACACCAGACAAAAACTATTCGCTCTACGCTCTTTATAGCCTAAAGCCTACAGCGACAGCAAGCACAGTACCTAACATTATAGCTAATGAGTACCAGGAGCTAATCATTCATGGTGCTTTATATAGATTGCAGATGATGAAAGACAGTCCATGGTATGACGTACAGGCAGCAGATCTTAATAAAAGACTATATGACAAAGGAGAGGCACAGGCTGTAAGAAAATCTAAATACGGATTGGTTGGTGCTCCGCTAACAATAAGATACCAGGAGTTTGTATAGATGGCATATTCAACAACAATTAAAGCAGTAGTAGGCGATACTCATCCAGAGCTAAACTTCACACTAACCGACTCAAACACGGCGGCTTCTGGGAAAACATTAAACCCAGAAGACCCTACAACATTTGCACCTATAAACTTAACGGGTGCTATCGTAAGAGTAAGAATAAGAAAGATTGGAACAACAAACGTACTGTCAACAATAACATGTTCTAATACAGCTCCCTCCGATGGAAAGTGTGCAATGGTGTTCACATCATCTACGTTCGCAGAGGCAGGGTTCTACGAGGGAGAAATAGAAATAACCAAGGCTGACAGCAACATTCAAACAATTAATGATTTAATTAAGTTCAATGTGAGAGATGATTTTGACTAATGGCTATAAAGTTAATTGTAGAATATACGAATCTACAAGCGGCAATACAAAGCCAAGAACTATCTTTATTAGTACAGCCAGCAGAATCTGATTCCCCCTCATTACAAACATCTGTAGTTAGCCCGAGTGTAAATGTTGGCGTTTCAACTATTGCTCCTATATCTGGAACATTACTTAACTATGTACAGCCGAACCTATTAATAAGCAGTGTAAATCTTTTTGCTGACATAATCACAGATCCAGATACTAAGAACCTTTATTTTACTGGAGACAATCCAAATGTAGTCGTTCTTAATATATTAGAGGACCTAGCTTACAGTGTTAACAAGCCATTTGCAGATACCTTTGGTTTTTCTGACGACACGACTTTTGACATATCTAAGGCTCTTAATGATACAACTAGCATAACTGAGTCCATAGAAATTCTATTAGAGTTCTTGAGAGAGTTTAGTAATACAACAACT